ATTAGCAACCTGAGCCAATGCCTTAGAAAGGCCGTAAGCGCCGGGACTCATAACGTAGGAAGCGCCGGCAAGGTTTGCACCTGCTCCAAGCGCGTCGGTTTCCATGGTGTTTACAATTGCAGCAGTTAAAGCGCCATCACTTACGCTTGACTGATTTACGGTAGTCGATGCCATGATAGCGGCAAAGGCTGTTGTATCTACGTAAGCGTTCATAGCTGCGGCCAACTCGTTCGAGATAAGTGCATCCAATTCAGGGCCGCCTTGTAAAATTAATTGCTTGCTGTACTTGGTATTTGCTGCAACACGCTGAGGCGTCAAGCTCACTTGGTCCATATCCAAGCCTGAAGCTGAATCTGACTCTACTTCTGTCGCTCCTGTACCTGTGGCCTTCGTGCTTACACGTGGGAACTGCAAGGTGCCTGTAGCGTTTCGAATTACTGTAGTACCGAGTCCTTCCAATACGGTAGGGGCGCGCAGTGCTTCGATTGCAGCAGGTACAACAGTTGGAACAAATCCCGCACCCGCTTGGCCACTTCCTGCTTGGAAGTCGTCAGCTGTACGCAAAGCAACTGAAGGAATTGCAATTTGTCCAGCCATTTGTAGTCCTTGGCTTCGTGCTTCCTTGCTTGCCTCACTTGCCCACTCTGCTTCTGCACCTTCCAAGTTGCGACCGTTTGCAACGGCAGCGACTGCACGGCTTAGGGAAAAAGAACCATTCACGCGCTCAACTTCGCGCTGCTCGGATACGCCAGCTGTACCGCTCTGCGCCATTCGTGCAACCATATCTTGCTCGCGTGTTTTGTGCTTAATCTTCACGTCCAAATCTTGGATCATGTTATCCAACTTATCGCATCGCTCTTGCTCTGCTTCTGTAAGTACGCGGCCTTCGCTGTCCGCCTTTTGGCCAATGGCTACGAATTCTTCGTAGTTCGCATTGCGCTGGCCTTTCAAATCGTTTAAAGTCATCTTTGTAATGTTTTGCGTAAAGTTACGCGGTTCTGTTTTTATCGTTTCAGGTTCTGCGCGTTCTTCCGTTTCCGGTTCTGCTGCTACCTGTTCATCTTTCAATTCCTCCACTTCCTGCGCCGCCGCTGCCATGTTTCGCGCGTATACTGAAGCCGTCGGAGAGGCCGGATATGTCACACTACTTACATCTAGGAGCTTGCCCACCTTGGTAATGGTTCGCGTGCTGCGGTCCTCGCTCCATTCGTCCGCCTCAATCGAAAAGGCAAATGAACTTTGTGATATATCGCCGCGCTTGATCAGCTTGTAAAGGTCGCGCCCGTCCTGCGTGTCAGCAAGTGCCGCGCGATACTTCAAACCTTGATCGTCAACACTCAGTTCCAAAGTGCCGTTCGTAGTTCGTGCCAATGGTGCGCCGGTATGGTTAAGCAAAAATCGAACGTCGTCTTCCATAACGCCATCGAATGCGCCACGTGCTACGGTTTCTTTGAAGTATCCTAAATCATACTCCACATCAAAATTGCTTGCATAGCCTTCGACTACCAAAGCGTCATCGCCTGCGGCCCGCACTTCTGACGTTCGCAGTTCTACGCTGTCGCCGTATTGGTTGCGCAGTTCTTCCGTGCGCTTATCGTCTTTATTGTCCATTATTATTTGTTTCTGAAACTTTATCGGAATAAGCGCCAAGCCTATCCAGTGCAATTTGGTTCACGGCGACGGTGTGGGTATCCCCTCCACTTGTCGGGTTTAGTTCTTCCTTGCCCCTGACTTCGTTAATACTGAGCACGCCGTTGTTTAGCATCTTCGTGTAGAAGTCGGCGCGGCTTTGCATATCGCCACGGTATAAATCGTTTAAATTAAATTTGCTGTATATCTGTGGGCGCTCGCGTGACTGGATCAGCTTACGATCAATTTCCTGCTCGATGCGCTTGGCCCATGGTGCAATGGTGTGCCGTGCGAATTGTAAATTCTGCTGTTCAACGTTGTTGTATGTTGTTTGGCTTTCGAGCTGTACCAATGTAGGCGGCACGCTAAAAATGCGGCATATCTCTTCAGCTTGAAACTTACGCGTTTCGATAAATTGCGCTTCGTCGGGGCTAATGCTTATTCGTGAATACTTGAATCCAAACGGCAGCAGCTTCGTGCCGGCCTGTTGTGCGGCCTTGTTCCAACTGCCTTGAATTATATCCATCTGCTCCTTTTTCAAAGGCTGGTCGCTGGATAGTATCCCCGTCATTTGCCCGCCGCTTCCAAAGTATTCAGCTCCGAAATCCTCGGCTGCTTTGGCTAGTCCTAAGTTCTCACGGTGCAATCGTATCGGTGACTTCCTTTGCAGGTTGCAAATCTCCAACATATTCTCAGCCTGTACGATGCCCACGTTGCGCACGCTATACACTAATTGACCATTCACGGTCTTGCGGTCTACGTCATAAATATCCAAGCATATCAAACCGGTGACGTATCCACGGCCATCGCGCTCAATCAGTGCATAGCCCACGCCGTTAATTACTGCATTGCTGATAATGGTTTCCCAGAAATCGAAAGCCGTTTGGTATTCGTTGGGCTTGTATTTGATAACGTCATAAGCCGGGTGAACGTTTGCCGGTTCTATCTCGCGGCCACTGCGCTCATATATCTCTAGGTCCAAACTCGCCAAGGTGCTGGCTATCTTGTACACGCACGCGTATACCGTCGAGATTGTCAGCGCTGTGTTCTCGTTTATGTTCGCACCGCTTACGGTAGTGCCGTAAATGCCTAGGTCATTCGCTAAGGTCTGCGAATCGTACTTGCCTACGCGATACCTCAAAAGCGCGTTTAATCTGTCGCGAAGTGTTGCCATATGGGTTGCAATTTACTACAGGGAAATTATATCGAAATTCTGCTCTGTTTCCTGTGGCGTCTTCATGTGTTCGCCAATGCCCATGACCATGGCGACAATTGGGTCGATTTTGCCGCCGCTCTTTTGTTTGTCGGCTTTTATGTTGCCCGCCGGATCCATTTTCAACTCGACGTTTCCAAGCGCCCAACGCAGGACCGGATCGCCATCGTGCCACACCTTGCCCGTCCGTACCAATACCTCTAGTTGTTTGGTGGGTGACGACATAGATACAAAGCCCTGACCGAATGGCGTCAGCGGCACGCCGTCGTCCACTAAGTCGATCGCAATCTGTGTGCTGTTGTATCTGTCGAATGCAATCTTTTCCACTTGGTAATTATGCATTAAACTCGTGGCGTCTACTTCCTGACCGTCGGGCCGGTTCATCACCCCGCTGACCAGCCGGCGGATTGCCGCGTAGTCCGTTACGTTTCCATCTGTTATGTGGAAGTTTGGAAGATCTAAAAAAGTGCGATAAATATGCGACGGGTCGCGGTCCAGTATGTTGTCAATGGTATCGCTGGGCATAAAGTAATGGCCGCGCACATGATAGCCCTCGCCGTCCGGGTAAACCATTACCAGCGCAGTCATATCGGAAACGCTTGCAAGGTCCAACCCACCCCAACAGATCCGCCCCGTCAAATCCTCCTTGCGTTCGTTGGCGCTCCATATCTCGTCCTGTATCCAAGTTTTAGAAGCGGTCACCCATTTGTTAAGGTGCTTCGTTTTAAATTCCACCTCGCGCGATCCGCCGAGGTTAATGGCTTGCTGTAACTGTGACTCCAATAGCTGCGGGCGTAGTGCCACGCCTAGCGAAGGATTCGCCTTTATCCATGTGCTGGAGTCCGTCCAGTCATCATCTTCGTCCAGTTCATAGATCAACGCAAATTGTGCATCGTCGTGCTTCACTCCGTCGAGTATTTCCTTGCACGTCTTTTGCATTTCAAAGCATGGCGATTCACGGTTAAAGCCTGCGGTGGTGATCGTAAGGTGTAACGGGTTACGCCGCGCCTGCATACCTGATCGCAGGACGTTCGCCACTCCATCGGTTGGGTGCGCGTGGTATTCGTCAATCCCTGCAAAGTGTATATTCAAGCCGTCGAGTGTATCGCGCTCACTGCTCAGGTACGTGCATCGCGCTGAGAGCTTTGGCGCTTTTATATCGTGCTTCCCGGCCCTTAGGTGTCGCCGTAGTTGCGGCGAAATCGATACCATCCTTTGCGCTTCGTCGAATCCGATTTTAGCCTGATCCTTTTTAGTTGCTGCAAAATAAACCTCGGCAGCTTTTTCCTGATCAAAGAAAAGAGCAGCGAGCGCACAACCCGCCATAAGTGTCGTTTTGCCATTCTTGCGAGCAACCGTAATATAAGCATAATTGAAGCGTCTTGTTCCGTCCTCACGAAACCACCCGTAAAGATTCCACAAGATAAACTGTTGCCATGGAAGTGGGTCGAACGGCTGACCATCCCACTCGCCTACCGTGTGACGGATCGCCCGCTGAAAAAATGTAATGTAAGCCTGCGCCGTCTTTGGCCTAAATTCTAAGCCGCGTTCCTCTGCTGTGTCGAGATCGGTAAGGTATCGCTGGCACGCCTTGGCCACATACTTGGCCGCTGGTATCTTGCCCGTTATAACGTCGAGTGCATACGTGTGCCCAACGCTGTCAAGCATCTTTGAAAGTTAGGAGCTGCTCAAGTTCGTCATCCATTTCAACCTCGACTTCTATGCGCTTCCTTGCCGCTGGTGTCATACCTAACTCCTTCAGCACTACCAAATACTTTGATCGTGACTCGACTAGCATTTGATGCTCAGGCCGGTGCTTCGTCATCGTGCCGCCGTCACGGTTTTTGAATTCGTAGGTGTAACCCTTTTCGTCGATTAGGCTTTGCAGCTCGCGCACCTCAACCGCTAGGCAGGCGGCCATCGTTAACAGGTCTTCATCTAATTCGCCGATATGTCGGGCGCTGCGCAATGCGTTTTTTATGCGCTTGTATTCAAGCTTTTGCGTTTCGGTCAATACGTCCATGCTCAAAGGTAGCGCCAAAACCCAAAGAAAAAAATGAAATATTTCGCCATGGA